AAGATGCGCTCTCCGTACAACGCAGTTACCGACGTCATGAACGAGCTGGGCTTGCTCCAGACCGTTCAAGACACCGTTACCCAAGACCCCCAGAACCCTCACCGTTGGCTCGTTACCTTCGAGTCAGCCCAATTCCGCCTCGACGTAGAGGTCATCGAGGGCGAACCGTACGCCTATGCATGCGTGCTCAACCGCTTCAACATCGGCTACCGGTCTATGAGCCGCATCATGGACAAGCTGATGGACCGCCTGGAGGCACCTAGAGCTTCTCAATCTTCGGGGCAATCACCGCCGGGGGGAGAGCCAGAGTCTTCTTCGGAGGCGTAGGACAGACATGCTCCTCCGGAAGACGACAGTTAACGCAGAAGGTCTTCTCGCACGCGCACGTGAACACAAGGGCACTTAGCCTCTTCTTGCAGTGGGAGCACCTCATTGGAGGGTTTATACTCAGTTCGTTCTTTATACATTTTGGGGTCTGGGAAGCATGCGCAGGGTTCGGGGTGACAAGGAGCAGCGCATTCGGTCTTCCGTGCACTCGCACAAGCTGCATGACGAAGTGTACTGTCTCGGAAGATACACCCCGTCTCACACAGGCTCTTCAGGGTTCTGGGAAGACGACACGCTGCGGTGTTCATGGCTTACTCTTTTCCATTGAGAGCACACTGTAAGCCATGCGTGTACTTGTGCTTGACGGAGGAGGGTCCAAGGGGCTCTTTACCCTTGAGATGCTTCAACACATTGAACTTTGCTGCGGTCGTCCAATCCGCGACTGTTTTGACCTCATCGTGGGTACGTCGGTAGGAGCTCTCATTGCTGGCTCCATCGTAGCAGGGATCCCCGTTCAGGACATGGACTCTCATTGGATTGGGATCGCCTCTCTCCTGGAGAAGGCAAAACCAAGTACGCGGTCGTTTGCCACCCGACTGGCATACGGACACGTCCTCGATCCAACGGACTGGGAGACCACACTCAACGGCTTCTTTGGAGAGAAGACACTGGCGGATCTCCCCGAGTCTCCTCGGCTTCTTGTCTTGGCAGCGGATGCACGGACGGTAATCCCCCATCCGTATCTCATTCGAAGCCGTCCGCTCCCCGAGTCTGTTGCAGGTCGCTCTCGGTTCGACACCACGAGCTCTATGCGTCTGGTCGACGTGTTCCGAGCTACGACGGCTGCACCGACTATCTTCCCAGCACACGTTGTCAACGGAATCCCCCTTGTCGATGGAGGCATCCTTGCGAACAACCCTGCACTGTTTGCTCTCGCAGAGGCGAGCCTTCTGGGATCCGTGGACTGCATCGTCTCCGTCGGAACCGGAATCGAGACGCGTGACCTCCACCCGAGTCCTCACCGTGGAGTCATTGCATGGACGTGGGCGACGATCCGGCGATCTATCGAGCCGGAAACGCCAGAGATGCTCATCCAGGGCATCGTCGAGCCGTCTCGGTACACTCGGTTCGACCCGCCACGCGTTGGAGATGTCAACACGTGGGAAGCAGACGTGAACGTTCTCAAGAAGGCGAGGAGAGATGTCCAAGCGTACATGGCGACATGCCAGGATATGCTTGTAGACCTCGTTCCGAAGTTGTGTCTCGAAATTCCCCGGAGTGAAGACAATGAAGACCGTTTTGTTTCGAACCCAAGTGGATCCGGATGTCCGGTATCCGGATGACAAGTTCCGCGAGGAGGTCACCATCTATCTCCATGATCCGGATGGGTGGGCGCGCTGGCATCAGTTCGAGTACGCAGCAACAGGACATGCGAAGCTGATCCGGCTGACCAGCAAGCGTGGGTTGATAGAGGCTGGATGCGAAGAGGATGAACTCTCCTGTGCGATGCTAGGAGGATCCGACATCTGGCTCAACGCCGATCGATGGATGCATGGCGCTCCAAAGAGCAGGCTGCCTCTCCTTGAGTACCGACAGTACATGGTCACCCATGAGATGGGACACTCCCTTGGGTACGAGCACGCCAAGTGTCCGGGGTCGGGACCCGTCCCTGTGATGGTGCAGCAAACACTTGGGATTGGCTCGTGTGAGCCAAATACCAAGGTTACAGAGATTGATCTGCGTATGAAGCAATGATGGTGTATGTTCTGATTCCCCACTCCTCGGACACGTGCGATCAGTTTCGGTTCTTTACATCGTATGCCGCAATGGAGCAGGCAGTCCTTCGCGCCGCCCAAGACTTTGAGCGCAGGGGGTACAATCCGGATTGGTGTGCGGTTCTGGGATACGAGGGTCAAGATGAGCTGCAAGCCGTGTTCGTCTATACAATCGTTGGCTCGACCCGTCTTCGTCGCGATAGCGTCCCTAGTCCGTCACCTTGAGGATCATGACTCCCGATGCGATGAGGAGGATCGCAGCGTAGTCGTGGAAATGAAGGGACTCCTTGAAAAGAAGGATTCCGACCACGGTTGTTGCTACGATGGAGAACCCCGACCACAGGGCATTGGTCATAGCCATACCGGTCGTGCTCATTGTCTGCTGAAGTAAATAGCCCACTCCTGCGTAGAACAAGACTCCTGCCGCGAAGAACGCCGTACTGTCGGCGCTCTTCTTGAAGCAGGACATTGCCAGGGTCTCCAACATCACGATGAGAAGAACATACCAGTAGACGCGAGGGATTCCCATTGTATTGGGATAAGATGGAAGTTGCAACTGCCGCTATTTTGGCGATGGTCCTGTACTTCGGCGCCTTGGCACTCTATTATTCCATTGTGGGCTGTCCCCGGGAGATTCGCTGGGAGGACTACATGTAGACCGCCAGGAGTCGATCAAACCCATCCCGTACGAGTTGGACTGCCGTGGGACGGCGACCTGTCCACCGTACCAGCGTTGTCTCGTCGAGGTTCGCGTGACGACCCGGATTCATACCGTGTGGCAACCGATAGGGAATGGACAGAAGAACCGTCCGCCCCACAGTAAAGAGCTTCTGAGCAAAGCCTGCGGGATCATCGACATGGTGTAGCACCTCGAGACAGGTAACAACGTCATAGGTCTGATCGGGGCTCCAAGAAGCAAAGTCTGCGTGGACAAATCGAATTCCAGGGTCAAGCCGAGGGAGTCGTTCAATATCGAGGCAGGTCCTCGAGATTGAAGGAGGAAGAGTAGTGAGCAGAGGGGATTGGCGACCTCCGACATCCAACACCGACGATGGCTGGAGTCGCATTACGAGGTCATGAGCAACACGATAGTATGCCCGGTTTCGATCGGGTTCATAGTAGGACAACATCCTTTAGTGTTTAGTTGGAATACGCGAGACCACCCATACCGCTCATGATGCGGAAGATGTTGTAGTTGACCGCATACATACGGAAGTTGTAGGGGTAGTTCTTGCTGGGGTAGGTACCCGCCGCACCCGAGGCAATGCTGTCGAAGACCAGGGTGGCATTGTCGATGCGGCTGAAGTTGCACGTGCCAGACGGCTGGTGCTCCTCAGGGCTGATCGCGAAGGAATACACGTTGATGGGGTTCGCCGCCTGGTAGGTCTGAGCCGCCGTGGTGAGCGTGCCCGTGGAGGTGATCGCGTTGTCATCTGCAAGGCGGGTCGTTGTCGCCGTGTAGGTTGTTGCCGTCGACGTGAACGAGGTCCAGAAGACAATTGTGCCTCCGGTGGCTGAGGTGGGTGTAATCGAGCGAATCACGTTCGACCCTGTGATTCCTGCGCCCGTGACAGTCATACCCGGGATGAGCAGACCCACCAGACTGCTGTAGGTGAACGAGGTGTCTGTGGTCGCGTTGAGCGCGAATGTCGCCGACGCAGGCGTGGGAGTGCCGCTGACCGAGAGCGCGTTCGCGAGCGACTGGGCGTTCTTGGTCGGCCAGAAGGCACCGCCGGTGTGGTGCTGGTAAGGCTGCACCTTCCAGAAGTAGTCGCCGTAGCGCTCATCGAAGCGATCCTGACCGTTGAGCTGGAGGCGGGCACGGTTCACGATATCATCGTAGCTGAACGGCTGGGTGTATCCGGTAGAGACCGTGGTATCAGACCCGCAGTCCGTCTTGCGCGCATCCTGGAAGACCCAGATGAGCTCCTTGACGGGGTGGTTGAGCGTCAGATCAAGGCGAGCCGAGGAGGTGGTGATCGTCTGCTGACCCGTGTACTGGAGCTGATCGATGAGGTACTCGTGGCTCTCCTGGGCGAAGCGGCGGCGCTCGTCCACGTCGAGGTAGACGTAGTCGAGGTAGAGCGCCATGTCGCGGGGAGCAGGAAGCAGAGCTGCCGCCTGGTTCAGGTTGCTGAAGCCGGTGGATGCCACCAGGTCGGTGGAGTCCGTGAGGGTGATGTTGAAGCGAACCTCGTGATACTGAAGGGCGATGAGCGGGAGGGCAAGACCGGGGTTGCGGTTGAACCAGAACTGGAGAGGCACGTAGAGGACGTTGGGGCGCCCACGGCACAGGAGCGCACCCGTGGAGGTACCACCGAGGGACCCACCCACCATGGAGTCCAGCTTCACGGAGGTGTCATAATCCGCAGTGAGGTTCTCCCAGAGGTACAGCCACTCACCGTAGTGAGTATCAATGATCTGACCACCGATCTCCACCTCGATCTTCTTGAGAAGGAGGTAGCCAATGCGGCGCTGGGCACCGGAGGTCCAGACGGGGTCCGTGACCTGGGCAGACACCATGTCCGGGAGCGCGACCTCCACGTACGTCTTCCAGACAAGGTCAGCATTGCGGTTGACCACAGCGACGACACGCTGCCCATAGGCGGGGGCGCCAGTGAAGTTCACGCGCATCGCCTCAATCGCAAAGTTCGTGTGGCGCTTGTAGAGCACCTTCCAGAAGGTAATGTGGGGATTGCCAGTGATGTAGGCATCCTGTGCGCCGTAGGCAACGAGCTGAAGAAGACCACCTCCCATTTTGTCTTTATACTGTCGGAGGATAAATTCTACCTCGGTGTCCGCGGCTTCTCTCACCATAGAACAAATGTCTCATCGGAAGACCAGTAAAATTGGAGACAAGTTCAACCGGTGCGTCAAGTCCGTCCGGTCAACGGTCAGGGCACGTCCCAAGTCGACGAAGGAGTCCGCTGCGATTGCCATCTGTACCAAGTCGGTGCTCCACACCCGGGGACGGACACTCAAGCGGTACGCAAAGAAGCGGCTGATTACCCAAAAGAAGTTCCGCGGTGGGTGCGGCGGTGATCCGATGACGGGCACGTGCTCGTAAATTCTCTGAGGAGAGAACAATGAACTTTGGGACACCTCCTCTCGGACGCCAAGGTGCCGTAGGTGACACAACAGGGGATATTCTCACTCGTGTATTGCAAGATCTTGATGGAACATTCAACGACGTAGTTCTCGGGACACTAATGCCCGCTCTCAAGAACGCCGCCAAGACGCTAAAAACAGCGAATCCGGACCCCGGTACGAAATTGGCGGCACAAATTCAAGCGATAGAAACGATGGAGACAACTGCGGGTACCAATGCCGGTCGTGTAAACATGTATATCGAGACGATGACCCTGCTGAAGGACCCAAGTGCAGCTCTTTCTGGTGGTCGTAAGTCTCGCCGTCGCAAGGCTAGGCGGTACACCCGCAGGCGTTAAGTGCGTCCTGTGCCGCCATCTGCTCTGCCTTCTTGCGAGTACTTCCCGTTCCGAACGCTAGATGCTTCCCCTCCGCATCGCACACTGCCACTCGGATCTCGCCCTTCTTTGGATCATTGGACAGCATGACATATGTGGGCGTGCACTTCCGCTCGCGCTGACAATACTTCTGAAACAGATCCTTGTAATTCGTAGTCTCTGCCACAATGTCCTCGATGTCGAGATAGGCTTCGAGGACAGTCGTGACGAAGGTATATACGATCTGGAACCGCTGCCCACAGTCGGTCCACAATGCACCCAAGAATGCCTCGAAGATATCTCCGAGCTTCTTCAGGTTGTTGCGTCCGGCAATGGCTGGCGACTCCTCATTGTGCCGGGAGATGACGTAGAACCGGTCCAACCCCAGCTGCTTGGAGAGACCACCGATACATTCGTTGTTCACCAGAGCCTTGCGGGCGTCGGTGAGGAACCCTTGCTTCCGCTCGGGGTACTTCTTGCGGAGATAGGTGGCGACGCAGCAGCCGAGGACCGAGTCTCCTTCGAACTCCAGGCACTCGTAGGACTCGTCTTGGAGCGGCATGACGCCTTGGGGACAGGGAGCCAGACTGGCAGGACGACCGTCTGGGGTCGTGTAGTCGGTGCGACGCACGTAGGTCGTGTGGACCATCGCGGTCTGAAACACGCGCGGGTTGCGAACTTTGTAGTGCGCCAACCCATGCTTGTGGAGGATAATGCTGATATCACGTTCGGTGAACCAACGGTTTGCGGAGTTATACGGAGAGTACACGTCCATTGACGCTTTGGATGCTAGACCTGTCTAGGTCCGTTTTACGCCAGACCCAGGAACTCACGTCCAATCTTCGAGCCTAGAAACACGAAGGCTGTTCCACTCAACGCAACAATGGCATGGGTGCGCATGGGTCCATTAAGCATCGTCACATGAGAGCCAATCAGGATGACGATTCCAACCCAAAAGAGTGCTTTGAACAGGTCCATTTATAGTTACGCGCGGACTTTTTAGTAATACTGGGGGAACACCGAGCGAAGCGTCCAGTAGACAAGACCGAACACCGCCGCGTGGGTCACGGTCTGAGTGAGGCGACCGGAGCCGGGAGGGAGGGAGAGGAGGATGCCCGGAGTGAGGAGGATGAAAAGGACCACGGGGACGAGGATATTTGCGTCGAGACCAGCCATTTGTTGAATGGCTTACAAAGTTTTCTAGTATCATAGTCATATCACGTTGATGGTGAAATCTCTCCATGTACACACCCTGGTCTCCAAAGCGCTAACGTCTACGCAAAATATGATCCCTTGCCTTATCCGAGTCCAGAGTGGCTTTCGGGTCGAACCCAACGTTCGTGACGCCCAAGCCCTCGCCGACACCCTCCAGGCGACCCTACATGATCTTCAAGCGATTCTTCAGAACCCCTCCTACCAAACCCCTCAACGTACCGGACCCCCTATCGTTCCTTTGAAGTGAGTTACTCCGACGGTTTCAGTTCAAACGAGTAGTCAGTTGCCGTGAGCTTCGGCTCATGGCGCCGCACAATCTCACGCATGACATCCTCACCGTGTTCGGGCAGGATTTCAAGCAGGTAATCGTGCAACTGTTTCTTTGAGAGGGTCCACCCCCTTTTCCATTCCCCTGGCTTCTTCACTTGGAAGACCAGCTGGGATGCCTTGAGTTCAATTTTATCGGGAAGTGGTTCGCGACGTTGTGCTTCCGCGTAGGCTGCTGCGAGATCCAGTTCGAGAGTGCGGCGCTCGTCGCGTAGGTCAGTTGCACGAGCGTTGACCTCAGAAAGCTTGCGGTTGACATCGAGATACTGCGAGAGGACAGGCTTCAGTGACTCCATTGATGTTCTTCCCCAGGAGAACAATGTGTCCGTTTTGAACAAGAGAGATGTCCGTCTTTGACGAGCAGGAGGTTGTGCGTCTATGCGAAGTGTATAACCGTGAACATCCGCGTGAGACGCCTATCTCGTGTACCAAGCCTGCAGAAGAGGTCTGGCGCGAGCTCCAGCATCGCCTGGCATCCAAATGCAAGACAGGGCGTGCTGAGTGCATCGTCAGCAGTCTCCTTCGTCGCCCCAAAGCGCCCAAGGAGTGGACGCTAAACCGCGAGGAGTGGCTGTCGAGTGACGATATCGATGCCGTGGAGAAGAACTATGTCGATGTCTTTGCAGACTACGCATACCTTGGGACCGTCCCTATGGACTTTGACCTCCAGGATGAGACGCGCAAGTGCCTGGTGTCCACGCTGTGCAGTCTGAAGCTGCCAGACCTGGTCAAGAAGGGGAAGGAGCGAGTCGGCATCGTCGTCAACACCGACCCTCACGATGGACCCGGACAGCACTGGGTAGCAGTCTTCTGTGACGTCCGCAAGGAGCTCGAATATCCTCGTGTCACCTACTTCGACTCGTACGCCGACAAGCCCGAGCCCGAGATCAAGACGCTCATGAAACGCTGGGCAGATCAGTGGAATGCCACGGGCGTGCACAAGAACCCCATGAAGTTGACCTTCAACAAGACACGGCACCAGTACAAGGACTCCGAGTGCGGGATGTACTGTCTGTATTTCCACTATGCGTGTCTGATGAACATTCCAATGGACGAGCGCATCCCCGATGACGTGATCAATGCGTTCCGGAACCTCCTCTTCCGGATGCCTTCGATAAACAAATCATCCGAGAAAGAGTAATGGAAGTCCTTCTTGCAGTCGTCTTACTGCTCTTTATTGGGTACCTTCTCTACGACGAGACACTCGGAGACCCGATGGCTCCTCCGGAACCTCGCGGTCGTCTCTGCGACTCGTACGCAGCCGGTGGTGTCTATGAGCCGTTGGCAGATGTTCTTGGGCGTGGCTCGCGACTCTACGAGGTCCACGTCTACTCCGATGAACGCGACCATCCCGTTGTCGCAAAATATCCCCTGAATGACGGGTACGACTATGCCGAGGACAACGTCACCTTCGAACAGGTGTGCGTGGACCTTGTCAATGACGCCTTCCCGAGCAAGGATCCGTTTATCCTGTCCATCGTCCTCCACACCAACAAGGCAGTGACTGCGAACGAATGCGCGCAGCACCTCAAGAGCACTGTACGCCGCCATCTGTTCAAGACCGAGGGTAGCGTTGTCAGGATGCCCATCGACAAGCTCGCGAACAAGCTCATCCTGGTGTCCGGTGGCAATGTCCGCGGCACAGAGCTCGAGCCGATGATCAATGTGTCCTGGTCGGGCGAGGACTTGCGTCGTCTGTCTTACCAGCAGGCACTGCATCCGCGCGACGAGCCGGGTCTAGTGGCATACAACCGCGACCATATCAGCCTCGTGGCGCCCGAGACAGAGCTGCGTACTCTTGGCGCCAACCCCGATCGCCCCAAGTACCTCGGCTGCCAGTGGAACCTCTACGACAAGAGCGGTGGTGGGTTTGTCGAGAAGCCCAGTCCTCTGAAGAACAAGTTTCTGGGTGAATAAACAAGATGCACGATCTCTATGAAGCAGACCGCGACCTCAGGGAGTTCCGAGCGTGCCAAGGCGGCACGGAAGAAGCTCAAGGAAGCCAAGGCAGCCTACAAGGCAGCCCAGGCTGCGCACGAGAAGAATGAGAAAAAGGAGAAGGGGAGACTGGCGATGCTCAGCGAGTCCGTCGATGCTGCCATCGCCGTGCACAAGAGAAAAAAAGGCGGGAAAACGAAGAAGGTCCGCAGGGGTAAGTCGCGTTCGACTCGCCGCCGCGTCTAATTCCTTTCTCGGGCAACTAACAAAATGCCTTCTGCTCCTGCTGCCCCTGTACTCGGTTCCAACTCGTCTGGTTCTTCTGCACCCGCTACCACCTCGTCTGGGTCTCCTGCACCCACTTCTTCCGCCACTGGACCCGCCACCACCGGTGGTCGTCGTCGCCGCTCTGCCAAGCAGGCGTCCTGGATGGCGCACGTCAAGGCGACCATGCGCGCCCACCGTGGCATGAAGCTCAAGGATGCCCTTAAGATGGCGAAGAAGACCTACAAGAAGGGCATGCGCGGTGGTGGGAGTGTCATCGTCCCGGACATCTACACTCCTGGCGGCATGGCGGGCGCCGGTCGTACTCGTCGCTCCCGCCGCCGCGGTGGCAACCTCAACCTCTATTAAAACGAATCTCATCGTGCAAAAGAAGTATATCTCACACGATGGATCCACCCAAGACGCGCTCTGAGTCCAAAAAGGACCCCAAGGTCAAGGCACAAGGCAAGACCATTTACAGCGCCAAGCACATCCGACAGCTTGAAGCACTGAAGGAGAAGAAACACAAGTAATCACTTCTTCCCTCCCAACAGACACTTGGACGTTACACGTCGTGTCAACGCAGGATTCCTGTCCTTCGTATACACGCCCTTCGCGACCCGCCGACACGTTTTTCCCTTGTAACTCTTCCCCGTACAGCCGCTCTTGTAGTACGCCAGATGCGACATGTAGCCGCGATACGACCGGATCGGCACCTTAATCGTCTCCGAGAGCTCCTTCATCAGTCCATACATCCAGTGCGTATACGAGCGCTGGCTACTGAGCGTTGGCTCATGTGCCTTGAGGTAGCGCTGCACCACCTTGCGGAGCTCCGGGTAGGGGTATGCCTTCGCGAGATGATGCAGGAACTCGCGCTGCGTCGACATATCTTTGGGTTCAGGAGACGGGGGGAAGTTGTACGAGACTGCCATGAGGAAGTCGCGCCCCGGGACCGCGTCGGGGGTCTTCATGCGGTCGTACTTTGCCTTCACCTCTTCGTACTCGGGGTCAGGACCCGGGTTGATAACCTTGGGGTCGTCTGCACACTGCGTCCGGAGCTTGTTGTTCACCATGTTGTGGATGTGGTACAGCCACTGACCATAGGGTTTGTGCGGTGGATGCTTCTTGACGAACTCGGTTGTCGACGCCCGGCAGAACTTGCAGGGAAGGACATCCTTCATGTCATCGAGCACTTCTCGTGCCTCTTCGGGTGGGCTCTTGAACGCGATGAGGTGGAACAGCTGCCACCCCGACGGTCCCCAGAAACGCGTATCCATTGTCTTAGCTTGTAAAAAGAATCTCCGTCCCTACAAACAAAATGCTCGATACCAAGGACATCATCATCCTCACGGCTGCGTTCTACCTCGGCGGTGTTGTGGGTCGCTTCTTCACTGCGCTCACGGACGGCATCATCGCGCCCCTCCTCGCCCCTCTCGGTGGCAAGGGTGTCGCCGAGTCCGTCGTCTCCATCGGCGGTGTCACCCTCAAGACTGGTGAGCTCATCGCCTCCACCATCCAGCTCCTGATCTCGTTCGCCCTCGTGGTGTACATGATCGGCATCCTCCGCACCTACTACCTCTCCAAGATCGGTGCTGGACAGACCCGCTAAGAAAAAGTAACGTTAGGTAAGTAAATGGGCTTTTTTGACTATTTTACAGGAGGTCCAGATACACCGGAGGTAACGGGTGCGAAGACGGCTCTCGAGACTGCAAAGAGGACTGCAAGCGAGACGAAGAGTCTTCAGAACGACATTGCAGTTATTGATGCAGAGTGCGCTCTCACAAAGGCGAAACGCAGGGCGAAGGAACCTGCGCCACCCAATGCCGGTACCGCTCCGCAAGAGGGGGGTCGTCGCCGCAAGCACAAGGGGACACGGCGTCACAAGAAGAGCAAGTCTAGGCGGGACCGAACCGGAAGGAAGTCCAGCCGCCTCTAGGCATCTTCCCGAACTGACCAATCAATCGCTTCTGCAGCTCGGTCGCTGATCCGCGATTAATCAGCTCGTTCTCCTTCTTCCAGTTCTGGAAGGTCGATGCCACCGAGCCCCAGGACACTGGCTCTGGCACCATCACATCAGGATCACCGATAATCGTACCCACATCATGCACATACTCACGGATGAACCGGGCGATCACGTCCGACTCCTCCTTGTACTCGCTAGTGTACGCATCAACCTCCTTCGGGGGCGCAAGCTTCATGAGCCCCTTGCCCTCGCGGTGAAGATGGACCAGGTATGCCATGAAGCACTCCGCCCACTCTTGCGACAGAACCTTGTGCATGATGCTCTCGTCCATCGGGAGCTCGTGCGGGAGTTTGGGGTCCACGACGAACTTCATCGGGAAGTCAATCACCTTGAGGCGGCGCCAGGTGCCTCCGTCATTCGAGTTTACCTTCGGCTTGTCGTTACACGCCAGATGGCACTTCGCCTGAACATCGAACTCCACGATATCCTTGGAGCCCGCGAAGAGGTCGCGTCCAGTCACCTTCTCGGAGCTCGTCATCTCCTTCATGAATCCTGTCGACAGAGGCTCACCCTCGTCAGGCTCTGACATGAAGACGAAGCGCTTGCCCTTCATGCGGACCAGCTCGGGTGCCGCCGCACCTGCCTTACCGCGCTTCTGAGTGAACATCGCGATATTCGCCTTGTAGCAGTAGTCACCGAAAGCCGTCGCACACAGGTTCATCAGCATCGACTTGCCGTTCGAGCCAGAGCCCGTCAGGATGTGGAAGCGCTGAGTGAACACGCCGGACAGACAGGTCGCAAGGTGCTTGAGGAAGTACTCACGAACACTTGCAGTCGGGAGGATGTTCTTGAGGAAGCGATCGAGCTCCCCCCAGCACTTATACTGGTGATACTGCGTGTCCAGCGCATAGTCGATCTTGGTGCAGAAGCTGATGTAGTCGTCAGGGTGTCCGTCGCGGAACGTCTGTGTCAGCGTGTCGTAGACGCCGTTGTTGAACGCGATGAGGTGCTTGTTGTCGTCGATCTTCTTTGCGAACTCCTTGTCATAGAAGAGCACGCGGCACTCCTTCATCACGCTTTCCTTGAAGCCTGTGCGGCGGAGCTTGAGACGAGCAGCAGAGTACATCTTCTTTTTCTCCTCTGCCTGACAGATCTGGCACGAAGGATCAGGACCCTTGGAGTGATTGCATTCGCCCATTGCCATAATGTTCGCAAGCATCCCCTCCTCCTTTTGTGCGAACAGCCTCGCAATGTCCGACGAGAGACGCTTCTGAAGCTCTACGCCGTGCTCGGTGTGCTTCCAGATGTGCGTCGAGTACTGATACCATTCGTTCTGGCGATAGTTGGCGCACTTGAACTCATCGCGGAACTTCGCCTTGATGACTTGTGCGAAGTCATACTCGGTCTGCGTCAGGGCAGCTTCGTCCACGAGTCGGTCCACGTTCGCCACCTCAATTGCAAGATAGCCGTCATAATTGTCCTCCTTGGACCACTTGAGAAGACTCCCAGGACCCAAGCGGTCGCCCTCAACGCGATAGACGAAGCCGTTCCACGAGGCACGCGCCTTCGCCTGGTCACGTTTCGTAGACTGCGCCATGAAGTCCAGGAAGACATCCTCCAGATCTTGGTGGATATTCTTGAGGCACTGTCCGACCTGGATCCAGGCAGTGTGATCGCCGTTGTACCGATGCTCCCCAAGGTTCATCACGTGCTGGCGATAGTACTCCCGCGTAGTCTCGGGGAGAGGAGCCATGTAGACGCCACGCCCGGGAGAGGAGCATACTGACGACCGCGAGACACTGCGCGTGTCGTCGTTGTCTCTGTCGCGGCACGCTTGGGAATGCGCCCGCCCTTTTCCGTTGTAGGAGACTCCTCATCGGGCTTGGAGCGTACGGAGAACTTCCGCACCAGTTCCGGCGTGATCGTCTTGGGAACTTCGGTATCGACACTGATCTCGCAGGTTTCACGATCCCAGTCGAGGATATACCGAATCATGTAGGGATGCGATCCGTCCATCGTTCCCTTTCGCGATCCCAGGACAGGCCAGTTCTGCGTGCGGCGAATCACCGACTCATCGTACACGTCGTTCCAGTTGTTCTTGATGGGGAGATCTGCGAAGATTTCCGGAACAATGCGCGACATGTCACGGCGGATCTGCAGCTCGAGTTCGGCATGGGTCTTGAGCCCAGGAACCTGGATATGGACACCGGAACGGGAGATCTTGTTGACCCTGTCGAATGTCGGGCGTGTCTTCTCAAGGACGTAGAGTTCAACCTGTTCAGGGACCTCTAGGTACTCCTTCACGCACGCCATATACGCCTTGGCAAACTCGATCACCTGGCTTTGTGTGTGGATATTCTTGGGCACATCGCCTTCGTACTTGAAATCGAGATCAACACGAAGCTGTCCGATAGAGGTACCACGCTCAGTGAGATACTGCTTATTCATGTTGCCGAGCTCCTCGCAGTAGAGGGTCAGGAACTCGTCATACTCGTCCTCGTTGATGAAATACCCGGTACGCTTGTCGGTAAACTCCCGATGCGTGAAGGGCTTGCCACTTTCTACTCTGCGTCCCTCACGGTCACGGTCAGTCTTACCGTCCTTGTCACCGTTGAGGAATGAATTGAGATCGCGCGGCATGATACTACCCCCGACAACTTTCCAGCCAGCCGTCCGTTTTGAACGCATGAATATACGCTTAAAACGGAAGCTCCGGTATCAAGACAAGAGACCGGAAATGAAGTTCTGTGGACAGTGCAATAACTTCCTGTACTCCAT